GAAGATGAAGAAGAAGCAGGATTATTTTTTTTTTCTTCTTCTTGTTGTTTTCTTATTATATCTCGTTTTTTTTTTGGAATTTTACGGACAACCTCTCCGCATCGGTTGACTCGATGGGTTTTTTTATCCTTTTTTGATATAACCGTTTTTTTTTTCTTAGTTACACTTTTGTCAGGATATGGTTTATAGAGTGTTGGACGTTTATATGCTTCACCATCCATTTCATTCATTATCCATTCTTCACCTAATGGTTGTGGATAATACATATCCAACTCTTTTTCCGTATATGGATCAAATGCCATATTTGTTTCTACTAAACCAGGTAAAAATCTTTTAACATATCCATTATTATCATCGATATATATTTTTTTAAATCCTTTACTATATTCTGTCAATCTTGGTTTATAATTTACCGCATATAATTTTGGATACATGGGAGCTAATTGGCCACTTGGTAATGGGGGCATTATTTGTGCATCCATAATGGCTTTTTTATCATATAATGGTTGATCATAATCGGTTATACGCCAACCAAAGTATTGACGATATGATGTAAATAATGATTCTGCTCCTGTGATGGTATGTGCAATTGTCTGATTAAAAATAACCATATGTCCAGGTGGAATTTCGACCATATGTTTATTATTACCAAGAGGATCGTCAAATGCGTATTGTTTTTCATCTTGTTCTGATTCGGCAAATTGTTCAAATCCATTTAATTCTGTTTCATCTTGTGCTCGAATAATATCTTTTGGTAAACATGAAAACCATTGCGATTCGTTTGTTGTGGGTGGATCTAAATTTACCCATCCACCATATATAATATCACCTATTTGTTTTGCTCCTACATCTCGATGCCATTCTTCTTCATTCACTGATGTACCAAGACGTCTTATTGAAAAACGATCTGGAATAAATTCTAATTTACGTCCTGGAAATAGTTGCGCAAATTCAGGTCTCACTTTATCATATACTTTTCGATACATTTCACGTGCTAGAGGATTATGAGATAAACTTGGGCAAGCGGATGCACCAAATCCACCACATGCTATTACTATTGGATTAACACGTGTATAAACGTCGTCTGAATTTTTTTTGGGCCAGTCATCAACCTTATTTTTTAATATTGATAGTGCGAACTTAGCACCTTCTTCTCCTTCTTCATCTGCTAATTCTTTCATACCTAAAATCAATGGTTCCACATATGTATACAATTCTAAGTCGACTAATGAAATAACAGCTACTCCACCCCCAGTTTCTAATAGATTGTGTATATTATCCATACCCTCATGTCTCTTTTTGGGAATCTTTTTTTTAACTCTGTTCCCCATGTTATATTTATGTTATATTATTTTTTTTATATATTTTGAATTTTTTTGTTCATCAATTTTTTTTGTGAAAAAAGAGCAATAATGAATAGATGCATTGTTTAACACGCCTACGACCAAAAGCAATATTATAATTATAAGAAAGCGATAATTAAAATAAAATGAACCGAAACCGCACACTTAATTGGAGTATGCTATACCTGCCATGCCGCTCATTACCCTCAGAACGTTGTAAGAGACGGCATACACACGGACTTTGGCGGTGGATGTTCCTGCAACAGTTCCAGATGATAAAACCAGCTGTAGAACAGCGTTGTCAATTCTCGAAAAGTTGCACGAACCGCTTGGCTGGTGTTCCTCGGGCCTCAAAGCAAATGAGTAAAGATTGATGCCTGTATCAGGCGCACGAGTGTGATGCTGATAAGGCTGGAGAACATCGAAGTAAGAACCTTCGCGTTCAGAAAACCGGTCTTGTCCATTAAGCTGCAACTTAGCGGTGACAACCGGGTTTTCGCCCCAGCAGTGCATGTCAAGAGCAGTCTCACCAAGAACGAATGTGCCAGCATCAGAGACACCAGACATAGCTCCTTCTTCAAAAACGGTAGTTTGGTCAACTACAAAAGGAGATTCGAACAGTCCTGTTGTGTTTATGACTGCATTAATTCCAGAGGATGATTCTTCAGAACCAAACGCGTAAAGAGCATTTGGAAGAGCATCAATCGCATCAGTGTAGTTGAAAGGCTGCGCACCGAGACTTTTGAAAAGAACACTGTCAGATTCGAGAGACGAGCAGTAGTCAACGTTAGCATCCGGCTGGACCACCCAAATAATCTCCTTGCAAGGATGATTGAAATTGAGTTTGATCTTATTGGAAGAAGACCCGACTGATTCATCGCCGGTGAACTGCAACTGTTCAATGAGGTATTCGTGGGGATTCTGAGCCATCTTGCGACGTTCATCCGTGTCGAGGAATATATAGTCAATGTAAAGAGATGCTGCAACAAGAGACTGTTGGTAAGCGCTCGTGACGGATTTTCCACCAACTTCGAGACTACTCACCGCCCACAAACATTCACCAATAGGACGAATATCAAGATTGATCTTGACTTCGTGATACTGAAGTGCAATTAAAGGAAGGGCAAGTCCAGGATTTTTAGTGAACCAGAACTGAAGAGGGATATAAAGAGTCGTTTCTGGGAGGGCATTGCGAGGAGCACACACTTGTGCCGGGCCGCCTGAAGCTGCACAAGGACCGGCGACATTGGCGAAGCTGGGGTCGGTGATGTAGGTCAGCTGGGTGGTATGACCGATCATCTTCCAGTAGCCTTTCTGCTGTTCGGAGGTCATAGTGAGCTGATTCCAGATATGCATCCAGTCACCATATTGGCGGTCGATGCGCTGTCCACCGATTTCGACTTCAACCTGTGCTATCATCTGTTCGCCGATATAGTCTAACCAACGAGCATACACATGTCCTCCGCTGGTGTTCTTCAGGTCCTGGTTGATTTCAGGGAGAGTTGCCTGTAAATACGTACGGTAAGCAAGATCACCATTACGTGAAAGGACTGCACTTACACGCCGGCCGAAATCCGCCTGTCCCTGGAAAGTCTGTTCAATACTTTCCATAGCGAAGTTTGTGTGCCTGCGATAGGAAACCTTCCAGTAAGTAATCTCAGGAGTTCCGGTCAGAAAAAGATCTTGTGCGCCATAAGCTACGATTTGCATAAGTGCACCAGCCATTTCTGATTAATATAATATCCCTAAATATTTTATTTTGGACGTAAAACAGACAAATGACTACATCCGTAACATAAACAATTCATTCACAAATATTAATGAGTACAAAATCGTCAATGTACGTAGACGACTTTTTATAAGGAAAACAAAAACTCTTTGAAACACAATATTTTCAATATTGAATCGTGTAAATAATTTAAAAGGGTTGGAAGACATTATTCAAGAAGTATTAATATGGAAGTAAAACATACAAAAAACAAAAACAAAATTCAAACACTCGATGAGAAACACAACGATATGATGCAAATGTATTTTGTTATTGAAAACGATACCATTCCGAAACTCCATGTCGAAATTGATAAGTTAACGCAATCCGTTCGAATCAAGAAGGAAAAGAAAACAGAAGCTTATTTCGAATTACTCGACGAAATAAAAAGCAAGAATGCGGAGGTGAAGAAATTAGAGAGTTCGAAAAACAAGTATTTACTACAAAATTCGAGGTTTATTTTCCACTACTACGAGGAAAAACAGAAAATCTCCAGTGGAGATAATAAAAAAGACACAAACACGATAAGTACGTTTTTTCGAATCAAGGGAAAAAATGTAGACAGTTGTAATTTTCAGAGCGACAAATATAAAAACAGTAAAAAAATGTACCAAGAGTATTGGAAAAATGTAGGTATCGGCGAAACCATCCATCTCCAGGATTACATTCTTGATTCCGATACGTGTTTATTTTGCAATCAAGGGGAATTGATTCCTCTGGAAGAAGAGGGCGTGCTGATTTGTAATAACGTGAAATGTGGAAAGTTTGTCATTCATATTGTAGACAATAATAAGCCGCTGAATAAAGAAATGCCCAACGAAGTATCTTATACTGCCTATATCCGACTTAATCACTTTAAAGAAATATTGTCTCAGTTCCAAGCAAAAGAAACCACGAAAATACCGGAAGAAGTTTTGGATGCGGTTAAGCAACGTATAAAAAAGGAACGGAAAAAAATCAATGACTTGAATTACATTGAAATGCGGAATATTTTGAGCACGTTGGGATATAATAAATATTTCGAACATATCCAGTATATTAATTCTATCCTGGGCATAAAACCCCCCATTATGAACGAAGAACTCATCGAGACGTTGTGCGTTTTATTCATAGAAATTCAACAACCTTGGGCGATCTTCTGTCCAATCACACGGACCAATTTCTTCAATTATACCTATATTTTATGCCAATTGTGCGTGTTACTCGACCAACGTCAATACTTACCATATATACCTATGATGAAAGACCGTATCAAACAGTTGGAGCAGGATATGATTTGGAAAAGAGTGTGTGATTATTTAGATTGGGAATATTTCCCTACTGTTTAAATATTAGACATTTATTAGTATATAATATATAATATATAATGAGCAGTCCACATGACAACAGTATTTATACAAACGAAAATTCAGTTTTTTTTGCTCTTACACGAATGAACCCTCCGATGCCTGGACATTTAGCCATAGTTGAAATATTGATAAACAAGGCTATAGAAAAGGGGATAAATCAGGTTTATGTATGTTTATCAAAGGTCCTTGACAAAGGGAACCCTATCTCTTGTGAACTGAAGAAAAGTGTATTGGGCGACGAAAAACAGGCGTTTGATAGAATAACAATGATTAACTCTTTGAAGAGAAAAATGATTGAAAAGACAAGTGGTGCGGAAAGGTTAATTGTGCAGAAAAAAATTCAGGATATGCATATAATATTAATATGCGTTTCTGATTATGAACCATCTCCTTTTCATACAATCCAAAAAATAATTCTTAATAAAATCAACTCTTTAAACCAACAAACTACTCCTAAATCTCAAGAAAAAGAAGAAGACCGAATAGATAACAAGAAACAAAAACGTAGAATAGCGCTTGACAAAATAAACTTATTTATGGTAGCAGGTGAGGACCGGGTCGATTTTATTGATTCAGTCGATAAATATTATTCGAAGTGGACCGAAGTGCATACACCTATTCTTAGGATGACGTTGCCACGAGGAGGAATGGTGACATTCATAGAGAAAACAAAAACTCAAGAAGGAATCCAAACATTAGATATTGATCTTATTGACAGAAATGGGGGGTGGTCAGGAACAATGATACGCAATATTGTCAGCCAAGGAGGAGAAACAAAACGAAATAAACTCATTTTCCAAAAAATTTATAATGGGATGTTGGAAACGAATGTTGCTGACATATTGTACGATGCAATATGGGATGGCTTAAATAACAATAAATCACCCTCAAAAAAAACCGCTAGGAAAACGGCGAAGAGTACACAAGCATCGTATGGTAAAAACGTAGGTGAAAGTTCTAGCAAACGCAAAAAAACAAAAATGGGAGGTAAACAAAGGTTTAACACGAAGAACCGATTACGCAGTAAATTCAAATAATTTATTTTCCATAAAGAAATTATTTCTAACACTAACCCTAATTCATAATTGTAAAAATTTTAATCCTAAACCTAACCTAACCTAGGGAAACGAACCAGATTTGCGCCTATACCGAACCCAGCACCTCCTCTCGCACTTGCTGCCATAGTAGGTACAAATACATCCAAAACAGCAAACGTTGCCGCTGCAGATAGTGCGATAATAACAATTTCCTCAACATTCAACTTTTGTTTGGGAATGGCAAACGCGGCAATAGCTACCATAATGCCTTCAACTAAGTATTTAATCGCACGCTTCAGAAACTCACTAAATTGCGAATGCATATAATATAATATACATTTATACATAAAAAAATAAATTCAAGAAAGAACTTAAATCAAAAACATCCTTAAACATATATTTCCCTAAAGATGAGTACAAACACTTTCGAGAAAAAGTTAACCCCGTCTGGCAAATTAAACACTCGATATGTTGATCTATTAACAGAAGACCCAGTAATTCCGAGTCAAAAATTTGGATGTTATTCGTTCGTATCCCCAGAAAAAATAATCCGGAATCGAGAGACGTTCATGTTTGAAAAGTTCGTGAAACAGTGGCAGTATTCTAAAGGTCTTTCCATCTTCTCGGATTTCACACAATATCTGTCGTTCAAATATAGTCTGAACGCAGAGTCGGTCATGAATGATTTTGTGGAATTCTGCAAAGAAGAAGAAAATGTATTAAAGAGGGAGAACGTCGAGGGGGATTTCAAATCATTCATGGACAAGAACGAAGATAGATTGGGACAAATATACACAAAAGAAAATAAATTTCAAACATCTGTGCGTGGATTTATGAATCGCGGTAATTTCGGAACGACAGAAGAAGCCGAAAAGTACGCGAAAGAAATCAGAGACCGTGACCCGAATCATGACATATTCGTAGGTCGTAATTTTGTATGGACTCCACTCGACCCAGACGCTTACAAGACGGGGCGAGTCGAGTTCTTAGAGGAAGAATTGAACAACTTGCATCATGAGAAGTTGAGGAATGAGAAAAAAGCGAAAGAAGAATTTGACAAACGATTGTACGAAGCGAAAAGAAAAGCCATTCAAGATAATATCGAAACCGCGAAGAAGAACGGAAATAAACTTACGCAAACGATCGACGAAGAAGGAAATCTAACGGGTGTCAAAGAAAACGTCGATTTTGAAAGTCGAGAGGCTGCAGAGAAAAAGTAAAAGTATTACTGTTATTACTATATATAGTACTATATATAGTATTACTTACACCTATCTCTTGTATTGTTTCATTAGTAAGCATAAAGATATGAAAATAAATAAGTTGATTGTATTTGATTCAATTTTATATTAATTCGTTATATATTAGTAAGTATTTTTACCACAACCACCACCACGTTTTTTTTGGATTTTTGTTCGGTTCATTTTGATTTAGAGTGATTTCTACAAACTCTGTTTCTTCCGTCGATTCATTAATGGTCGTCGTAGTAACCACTTCTGCAGCCATAATTTTCTGCTTTGCATTTTTTTTTTTCATCTCTTTTGCTTCGACCTTTTTTTGTTCCGCACGTATTTTTTGTTTTTGTTTGTTCGAATAGTCCCATCTTCCACCGTCATCTTCATTCCACGTTTTTTTTTCCATATTTTATCTATATGTAGTATTCACACATAATATTTATCGATTCCGTCTAAATCAAACAACGACTTTATAGCCCCCTTCGTCACCTCAAACTGCGCGAATAGGGGGTTCTCAAGTTGATTTTCAGGTGTGTGTTTGTGAACGAGTCGCGAAATCATTACGTACAGTTTGAAATTCGGATAGCGTTCATCACCGTTTTTCTTGTACAATATATTCTTACCATAATCGTCAGTACACCATTCCATAACTATCTTTTGTAATGCCGTCATTTTAAGGAGATTCGGTTCTTCTTCAAACACAAAATCAAACATGGAACAGCCTAATCTACACAGATCGAAACTCTTGTTCGGCTCAAGACGCGGTTTATCGCTATTAAAATAAGGTTCAAAATTGTACTGCCCATGAGCATCACCCCCAATGGCGAAACTGTCGCTGCATAAAACCTTATCCTGGAATTTGTAAATACCCCGACCGAAATCAATTATCTTATATATTTTCCCGAAAGTTGGGACTTTGTATGTTTTGCCGTTGAATTTATAGTAGAGGAATTTCGTTTTGGTCTCTTTGTATAAAATATTATTTGTATGCAGATCATTATGGGTAAACGAAAAAAGTTTCTGGTAGACGAGCAACGTGAATATGATTTGAAATAATGCGCTTATGGTTTCTTCTCCATTGATCGTCTCCTCCTCTAATAAAGAATCCAGAGTCCCATCGCATTTTTCCAAGGCAATCATTTGTATAGGAAAATTATACAAATACGCATACATCTCTCCTTCGTCTTCATCATCATCATCATCATCATCATCATCATCATCATCATCATATTCATC